CTGATGCTACTGATCCAAATAGATTAAGAGATGAATTTTTCTTCCAATCTTTTACTGAAATTATTGATGAGCAAAGACCTTATCCTGATATTGCTCATGCAGCATTAAGGTTTGACTCTGAACAGTTCTCATCTGTTCCAAGACGAATGTATAAAGTTCGTGGGGTGAAAATAAAAATACCTCATAATGGAACTGTAGAGGCTGCAACAGGAAGAATAACTTACACAGGAACATTTAATGGAACGCTTACTACGTCTAAAGTTTGGTGTTCTGATCCAGCTTGGATTTTATTCGATCTTTTAACAAATGTTAGGTATGGATTAGGGGATCATATTACTGAAGCTCAACTTGATAAATATGCTTTTTATAGTGCTTCTGTTTATTGTTCAGAGTTAGTAGATGATGGTGCAGGAGGACAAGAACCTAGATTTAGTTGCAATACTATTTTGCAAGCAAGATCGGATGCTTATGAAGTTGTAAATTCTCTTACTTCTGTGATGAGATCAATCAGTTTTTGGACTGCTGGTTCTCTTACGATTTCACAGGATAGACCTACAGATCCTAGCTATTTGTTTAATTTATCAAACGTAACATCAGCAGGATTTGGATATTCTGGTACAAGTCTTAAAACAAGAGCAACAGTAGTTTCAGTGTCATATTTTGACATGGATAACCAAGAGTTAGATTTTGAAACTGTAGAAGATGCCTCTGCAAAAGCTAAGTATGGTGTCTTACATAAAAAAATTACTGGTTTTGCTTGTAGTTCCAGAGGACAAGCTGCAAGATTAGGTAGATTTTTATTATTCGAGGAACAAAATTCTACTGAAACTATTAATTTTACTACTGGTTTATCAGAAGGAGTTGTTGTAAGACCTGGGCAAGTTATAGAAGTTAGCGATCCAGTTAGAGCAGGATTAAGAAGGGGAGGCAGAATAAAATCAGCAACAACTACAACTGTCACAGTAGATAACACTGAAGATACAGATTTAGATGCAACAAACAATCCAACACTCAGCGTTATCCTGTCTGATGGATCGGT